GTCGGGTGGTGGACGATGAACGGCTGCTCCCGCAGCTCCTCCATCCTCTCCTCCAGGAAGGCCACCTCCCGGATCAGCTGATCGACCAGGACGCGCTCGCCCGGGTCGATGTCCCGGAAGATCCCCTGCAGGCTCTCCAGCCTCTCGGTCTTTTCGCTCGTCTTGCGTCCCATGGTCTCCTCTTTTCTCATAAGCCCAACTGTGGGCCTATCTTTTGTCTTTTCACATTTTCTCGGGTTTTAAATCCCAAAAATCGAAAATTTGGGTTCACCCGCAAACTACCCCCCGCCACCTGTCCCCCGTGGCCTGCTGGATCGCAGTGACCGGGGCGGGTGTCTCCGGGCAGAACGGCTCGCGGATCTGCATCCGAAACTTGCATCCCAACCGTTTTTGTCTTCGATCCGCGAGTCGTCTTCACCGTTCAGCAGCTGAGCGCCATCTCTTCGCGGTCTCTTTCCGCCAGGCTCATGCTCGCCCCTCGCTTGCGCTTCCTGCCGCTGCTTCGTACCGTTCCCAGTAGTCTTCAATGTATGTTGTCCAGGCTTTGACATCTCTGCCGTTCGCGCTGGCCTTCAGTCTCTTCAGGCATTCGTCCTTCGGTGTGTCGATGTGGATGAGTCGCGCCCGGAAGGCGTCAGCATCCCGGTCCAAGTCGAGGCCCGTCTTGCTGGAGATGATCCACGCATTCCTCCAAGTCCCCTGCCGGATCTTGATCGCCTCGAGGATCGCCGTCCGAACTGCGAAGGCCACCGCCTTCACCCGCTTCGGATGTTCGTGCGGATCGCAGAAGCTGATCGCCTGATAGATCGCGTCGAGATCCACGACCAGATCGTCCTTGTTCGCGTTCATCCTGACGAAGGTCGTCTTCCCTGCGCAGGGTGAACCGTGCACCAGGAAGACCTGCTGATGCAGACCGTCGAAGCGTTCATGCTCTTCGTTGTGGCACCGGTAGTGGATCAGCATGATGTTCGCCGGGTTCAGGCTCACGTTGATGTCGTTGACGTTCTCCTCCGTCAGCTCGATCTTATGATGCCCGATGCAGTCGTAGGCTTTGAGGATCGGCTTCCCGCAGTGTTCGCAGATCAGCTGGCCGTCCTCGTTCACCCGCTCCATCATGAGGCGCTTGCGAAGATCCTCCCAGGCTTTGGTCTTGTAAAAGGTCTCTAGCCTGTACACCTCACGCCTCCGGCTTGATCAGCTTCCCCTGCTTCAGGAGGAGAAGCATCTTTCCGTTTTGGATCGCTGTGCCTCGGTAGTTCTCGATGCCGTTCGCCTTCGCGATCTTCTTCCGGTACTCGAAGGAGAACTTCGCGCCGATGCTCGCCAGTGCGTCCACGATGCTGACGGTCTTGATCGTTGCCGCCGGGAAGTAGGTCTTCCCCTTCGGGATCTTCGCGCCGTCATCCAGGACGACCACCGTGTGGCCGCTGGTCTTCGTGACCAGGATGTCGCCCCGCTTCAGGTAGTCCGAAGAGTTGCAGTATTTGCTTGTCGTATACTTCAGGAACTCCCCCGTCGCCATGAGTGCGTTCGCCTCGCTGACCGTGCGGATGTTTCCGACCATGATCCCAGCATAAGCGCAGCAGACCCTGACGAGAGCGGAGCAGTCCGTCTCGACCTTCTTGTCTACCTTCGCACAGTCAAAGCCGACCTCCTTCGCGGCCTTCCAGAGCGTGTCTCTTTCGCTCTGGTCGTAGCCGATCAGGTTGTTGTCGCAGGCTTTCTCCATGTCCTCCGCGATCTTCTCGCGCTTTTCGTCATCCTTCGCCCGCAGGACCACCCAGCCCTTCGGATGCTTGTACCAGTTCTGTCTCTCGACCTCGTGGCCGGTCTGGTCTCCGGCCTTCGCCTTGCCGTCCCAGCCGCTCGTCCCGTGCTCGCTGATTCGCGCAGATCCAACTCTCACCGCCATCGTTTAATCCTCCGTCTCGGCTTCTCCTGCCGCCTGGTCTCTGTGATAGTTCACGGAGCTGATCCCAAGGACTGCCGCCAGGGCCGCGTTGACTGCTACGACCGTCCGGCTGATCTCGTCCGTGTAGGGAAGCCCCCAGATGGATCCGACCGAACTGATCAGCGTCGCGAGTGCCGGCAGCGCCAGCATCGCCACCCATTTCAGAACGTCATAGGTTTTTCCGCTCATCTTCATTTCCTCGCCTCCTGCTCCAGATCCTCGATCCTGTGGTTGATCACTTTGATCTGTTCCTCGACCACCGGCAGGCGCTCCGCGAAGCCGTTATGCTTCCTGACCTCCCTGGTCAGCTCCTCGATCTTCGTGTCCGTGACTGCCTGGTTAACCTGCATCGCTGTCTCTGTCTTCCTGGACGTTGCCAGGATCGTCAGCACTGTTCCGATGAGGGAGATCCCTCCGGTGATCAGCGCGACCATGACCGCCTCGCTCATTTGCTCGTCTTCTCCTCTCACCAGTTGTTTGCTTCATTTTTCTCTTTCTCCATCTCCAGCCGCTGCCGCTTCAGGTCCATCGTTTCCCGGTCATCGTTCCGCCAGGTTTCGTCCAGGTTCTTCAGAAGCAGGTGGATCGCGCCGGTGTCTGGCTGCGCGTACTTCTTGAACTTCTCGATCACCTTGGTCTCCTTCCCGTTCTCGGCCCGGATCGTGGTCTTCGTCTCTTCATAGTAGAACCCCTGCGCCTTCTTCTTTAGCGTCATCTTCAGGTCCTGGACGAGTGCCTCGCGTCCCTTCAGCAGTGCCGCCCTCAGCTCCTCGTGTTGCTGTTTGTATTTCTCCAGGCTTCTCCGTGAGATCCCGAGCCGCTTCGCGATCTGTTCCTCGGTCATAACTCCGACCATCTCCGGGATCTCATTCAGCCTCGGCTGGACTAGCGTCTCATATAAGTTTTTCCGGCCCATAGGCCCAGCCCCTTTTTATTCGCGCTCTTTGCGCTTTTATGGCATTTGTCAGTCATCCGCCCCGAGGCTCTTCACGATCTCGGTTTCTCTTTTGCTTAGCTTCCATGTCTCTGCTGCCGCTCTCTCTGCTGCCGCTCTCTCTGCTGCCGCTCTCTCTGCTGCCGCTCTCTCTGCTGCCGCTCTCTCTGACATCAGCAGCGCCCCGCCGAAGATTCCTCCCTTGTCTTCGTCCTTCATCGCGTCCAGCGTCCGGATGAATAATGTCTCTTTCCTCTTGATCTCGAACCGCTGCCCGTATTTTGCCAGGTAGCCCAGCCGGGCCGACGTCATCACCTCGAAAGGAAAGTTATACTTTGGGAGGTCTCTGTGCATCGCCTTCTCGTTTGCTTCGTTCACTCGCTTGATCTCTTCGTGAAGGTCAGGGCATGAAACCGCCGCGAGTGTCCCGTCTCCCAGGTTCGTCAGGAAGGACGTGTTGACTCTCGCCCCGTTCTCGTAGGTGACTGCTGCAGTTGTGCAGACCGCGCAGACGCCTTCCTTCTGGGTGTGCCCGAAGCAGCTCAGCCCCGGAGCGAAGAGGAAGAACCGGATCCTCTTCTCGGTGTAGAATGTGACGATCTCGGAGAGAATCGAGAAGGGCGGATTGTCCACGACGATGTCCGTCTGTTTGTATCTCTCGTTCTGGTAGTCGCCTCCTGGATAAAACGGGCGGACGAAGTTCTTCCGGTCGACCCCGTACTCCTTCGAGACCCATCCGGCGACAACCTCGTAGATGTTTTCCGGGGTGTAGCAGTCGTCCGTCGTCTTCTTCGTCTCGAACTTGTCCAGGAACTCGTTATAGCTTTCGTTTCCTTCTTCTCTGCTTCCGTCCCATCTTTCGTTCCGCTCGAACCATTCATGGTTCTTTCTGGCCAGCTCCTCGAACCCCAGTGCCTCCATGTCGATGTCGTCCAGGGCCCGCAGCTCTTCCTCAAGTTTTGCGAAGTCCCACTCCGCCAGCTCGCCGGTCTTGTTGTCAGCCAGCCGGAAGGCCCGGATCTGCTCCTCGGTCAGATCGTCCGCCCGGATCACCGGGACCGTCTTCAGGCCGAGCTTCTCCGCCGCTTTGAGTCTTGTGTGACCCGCAACGATCACGCCATCCTTGTCGATGATGATCGGCACCTTGAAACCGAACTCCCGGATGGAAGCCGCCACCGCGTCCACGGCTGCATCGTTCTTCCTGGGGTTGTTCTCGTAGGGGATCAGATCCCCCACCTTCATCTCCTCGATCTTCATTTCTTTCCTTTCTTCCTCTTGATCGTCTTCTCCTTGACTTCGTTCAGCGCCTGGTTGAGCTGCTGCTCTTCCCTTTGCTTCTTCCTCACCGTCTGCCGCTCGTTTGCCCAGTCGATATATCTCCAGCACTCAGCATGACAGCCGAGCCTCCGATCCGTGCATCCCATGCAGGGCGCCGTCCTCATCATGTCGATCACTCCTCTTCTGTTTGGACGATAGCACGCCCTTCAGGCGTCAAACAAGAGCGCACATTTGCGCTCATTCGCCTCCAGCGCGAAAATTTGGGCCCTTCCTTGCGTCTTTCGCTCTTCGGTGGCAGATTCTTCGGCAAAATAAAAAGACGCGCCAGAATCGCCTCCTAGCGCGTCTTTTTTGACCGTGTAGGTCATTTGGTGAGGTCTCTGCCGCAGTTCGGGCAGAAGTTCATCGGGATGTCGATATAGTCCTCGATCATCTCCCCGTTCTCGTCGTTCGCCTGGGCGATGGCCGAGATGAGGTTGTTGAAGGGGTAAACCTCCAACCAGAGACAGTAGCCGTTCCGGTGGTCCTTGTACTCGCTCTCAAACTCACCCTCGCACCATTCGCAGGGTGTTCTCTTTCTTCCCATGGTTTCCCCTCCATTCACTCCATCACGCTGTCGATGAAGCTCTTTGCCTCGTCTTCGCTCGTGAACCATACGTCATCGCCGCACCACTGGACAGTGAACTCGCCCTGTCCGTAGAAGTTTTCTTCGATCTCGATTCCTCTGTAAGTCATTTTTCTTTCTCCTTTCTGCGGGCCCGGAGGCCCGCCTGCCTTTCTCTTATGCTCTGACCCCGAGCTTCTCGCCTGCCTGGATCATTTCCTTCTGTGCGAAGATCTCATTAGCCTTCAGGCTTTTCATCGTCTCCTCCGCAGCTCTCAGCTGTCTCATGAGATCCTCGATGATCGCTGCCTGCTGCTTGACTTCGTCCCTGGCCGCCGCGCATCTGCTCACCTTCTCGCTGTAATCCTGGCTCATGCTCTGCAGCTCTCTGATGCTCACCGTCTCGCAGGTTGCTACCGCACCGGCGAAGGTCTCGGTCTTCATCATCTTCTGATCGAATGCCAGCGCTCCCCAGCATCCGTCGTTCTCGTTCAGGATCTTGTGCTCTGCCTGCAGCGGGCTGTCTGCCTCGATGCTCACCATATACTTCGCGTTGACCTCGATCATGTAATTCATTTTGTTCTCTCCTCTCTTCCGGTGATCTTCTCTTTCCCTCACCTTCTGATATTATTATATACCTATAGGTGTATAATGTCAATACGAAATTTCATTTTTGAGGAAATTTTTTCGCAAAAATTCAGCCCGGAGGGAGACTTCCGGGCTGCGTCTCATTCTTCTGCCTCCTACTCCGCCAGCATCGTGCGCCACTCGTCGTGGATCCAATCGTTCATCACGATGGTCATGAACGGATGGATGTCATAGACCACCAGCATCGTGTCGTCGTATCGGTGCGGTTCTGCCTCCACCTCTCGGCTCGTGAGGAAATTCCCGTGCTCATCAAAAGCCTTCACGATGAACTTCATCCTTCTCCCTCCTCTCCTTTGTGACCGATAGCCTTCATGAACCACTCCCCGGTCTCTTCGTCAGGTCCTTCGAGCCCCTTTAGCAAGTCAGCCACGGCCTTCTGGTGTGCCTCCATCTCCTGTTCGGCCACGAAGTCCAGGAGTCCCTGGAGATCCTTGTGCCAGTCCTCGATGTCTTTGGGGCTGACTCCCTTCGCCCGGAGGACCGACGCCAGCGGGACGAGATCCCTGACCCGGAAGCCGTAGATGGTTTGATCATCGCTCTCGTGCCAGGAGCCAGCGATCGCGTGGTAAATGTCGATCATGAGGAGCCTGGTTCTCGCGCCGCTCCTGTATGGGTGCATGATCTCGTCATCGAGCATTTTGATGACTGGCTCCATATCTTCCTCCGTCCAGATCTTCATTCTTCCGCCTCCTTCTCCTTCTCCGCCTTGATGATGTTCCTCACGGTCGGATAACTGCAGTCCATCTCTTCCGCGATCTTCGCGACCGTCCAGCCTGCCTTCGCAAGCGCCAGGACCTTGCCCTGGTCGATCCGTTTCCGCTTCGTTTTCTCTTCCTTCGGCTCCGCTTCCTTCGTGGTCTGCGGGAATGCCGCCCGGATCCGCTCCGCGCACATCTGGCAGAGATGCCGCTCTCCTGCCTCGCCGTCCTCGACCTGGAACATCATCCAGGGCTCCACCATCTGCCACCCGCAGAGGTCGCAGGCATAAATAACTTTCTTCATCTTCCTTTTTCTCCTTCCTTGTCACTGCAGCAGCTGAAAAACCTTCAGGCAGAGCCGCTTTTTGTTCCTGGTGATCGTGCTCAGCTCGCAGCTGAACTTCTCCGCGAGCCAGTCGAGGCTTGTCTTGTCGCGATAATAGAACGGGATGATGTCTTCGTAGTAGTCGCCCCGGATCTTCTCCAGGGCCGCACCCACCTCCGGGTCTCTGTCCGGGTTTCTGTAGTATTCATAGAGCCGGTTGGAAACCTCGCTGTAGGCCACGTCATCCGACCGCTTCAGGAGTCCGTTCTGTCTCATCTCCTTCACCGTGTCCTTGACCACCTCCGTGATCTCGATCTCCTCCTGCTCCTCGATGCTCTCCTCGATGTCCAGGAGTGAAAAGTGCACCTCGTGCTCCGCCCATCCCGCTGCCTCGTAAAGACTCGCCAGATCGTCCAGGAAGACGTCTGCATCGATCAGTCGTTTCTCACGTCTCACTCTTTCCGCCTCCCATCATCACATCATCCGCGAACGGGTGTGACCTGTCCTCTCTTTCTTTCCGCCTCCCTCTGCTGCAAAAGTCATCCGGGCCCGGTTTGATCATCCCATCGACCTCGCCGCAGTATGTCCCAGCCGCTCCGGCCTCTGCCTTCTCCCGGATCCAAAACTTACAATCTTTGCACCTGACCAGGATCACGGCCCCGCAGATCTCCGCCATCTGTTCGTCAGTGATCTCGCTCCCGTCGATCTCCATCACCATCTCCGAATCCCGGAAGAACTTCTCCTTGCCGGTTCTGTCCATCGCCCAGTCGTCTCTCTTCAAAACTCTTCCTCCTTGCCCTCGTAGACTTCGACGATCACCCTCTTGATCCGCTCCTGCGGGACGCTGATTGTGATCGCCGTTTCGAATCCCGTCAGAGCGAAGATCTTCGCCTCCGCCTCCTCCGCTCGCCGGACGTAGTCATTGAGCATCTTGTCCAGGTTCCGGGCTCTCGCCTTTTGCCTTGCAAGCTCCTTCTCCAGGTTCTTCACCTGCTCCGTCAGTTGTTCGTTCGTCATCTTTTCTCCTCCTGCGGGAATGTCCGCTCCACGTTGATCTCGTGATCGTTGATCCAGTCGTTCAAGAAATCCATCGCAAGCGAAACGGCGCTCGCTTCTTTCCCGTAGCCGTTCGCCATAAGGTGAGCCCTTATCCTCCCGATGTCTCTCATGAGATCGTTCGCGTCAATGATCTTCATCTCTCTCATCTCTCTCCTCCCTCTCCCAGCCGGAGCCGTGTCTCCGCCCGCTCCGCTCTGTTCCTGTAGTCGTTCAGCATAAGATCCAGGTTCTCGGCTCGGGCGATCTGGATGCTCAGGTCTCGCTTCAGGTCTTTCACACGCTTCTCCAGATCCTCCTGGACCTCCGGGACCTCCATGAGCGGGCAAGCCTTCACTCTTCCATCCCCCGTATAGATCCAGTCACTCTCCTGGTCATCGTCCAAGCAGTGGCCTTCAAGCTCGCATAAATCTGACCATCCCTTTGCCGGGTGTGGTCTGCAACCGAACCACTGGCAATAGCTGCAATCATCTGGCAGATCTTTCATCATCGTCTTTATCACGACCATTTTCTCCTCGCCTCCTTGATCTTCTTCATGTCATTCTTCTCTTCCAGCCCGAGCCACTCGTCGATCGTCATCTGGTGGCAGCGGGCCCCGGTGGTCTCCATCTCCCCGGCTGGCCTCTTCGGGTACTGGCTGGGCGCCAGGAAGACCAGCCCGCCGGAGATCTGGTTCTCGCTCATGTAGGCCCATCGTTCATCGTTCGGGAGATCCAGGATCTTCTCCCGGATCTCCCAGACCGTCATCCCGAGCCGCCGCTCCAGCTCGATCTGTCCCTTGATCATTTCACCCTCCGCATCCAGGCGTCCCAGGTCTCCAGGTATCTCAGAGCCTCCTCCGGCAGGTCAACGAACTCGCCCTCGTCATCGTAGCCCACGAAGACCATCGGGCCGACGAAACGATGCCCGCAAAAGTCCCGATTCACCGGCAGGTCCATGAGCCTCCCGTCCTCGTTGATGATCAGCGTCACGTCAGGCGAGAAGGTGAACGTCTCGATGTAGCCGCCCACGATCTCCTGGAACGCCTCCAGGGTGTTCTCGATCTCCCGGATCTCTCCGGGGTCGTCCTTGTCCATCAGCACGAAAGCCTTGACCGTCTCGCTCATCGTTCTCCCTCCGCCTTGAAATAAACGTCGATGTTGTCGATCGGCTGATCCGTTCGGATCGTGATCACCGTCACGCCTTCCTCGGGCTTCATGGTGTCCACGTGCGGGAGAAGGACCGGCTGCGTCTCGTCCACCCGCTGCAGCTCCTGCAGGCGCTCCATCATCTTCCGGTTCTCTTCCTTCATGTCCACAATGTCATCCTGCTTCATTTCCAGGGCCTCGGTCAGCTTCGCGATCTTCTGCCGATAGTCCTGGATCTCCTTCGCCAGGGTCGCCACCGCCTTCCCGAAGCCTTCGCCCTGGCCTCGTCTGCCCAGGCGCTTCATGGTCTCCTCATAGAGGGCTGCCTCTTCGGGCGTCAATCCCTCCGCCGTCTTGCCGTTGTCGTAAATCTTCATTTGTTCGTCCTCCTTGTCTTTTTTATTCTCAGGCCGTCAGCCCGTAGGCCAGCCAGCCGAATGTGATCCCGATCATGATGAAGACCGCCCCGCCCATGATGGCGTTCGTCCGGTCTCCGATCTCTCCCCGCAGGGCTTCCAGGATGAGGTCCGCCCCGCTCCAGATCCCGACCGCCGCCAGGATCCAGCAGAAGACCGCGAACGCGATCCGGTAGAAATCACTCAATGACGTTCGCCTCCTTCGCCAGCCAGTCCCGGAAGCCGTTGTGCTTGATCCGGCAGCTCCGGGACGCCGGGCAGACCTCGCAGGCTCCCGGGATGTTGGAAGGGTTGCGGCTCATCTCCTCCGCGTTGCTCAGGACCAGCATGACCAGGTCGCAGAGGATGTCCGGCGCCAGTTCGTCGTCTCTCAATGCTTCGAGGTTCGTCATCTCTCCACCTCCTCCGCCAGGCTCTCGATGTAGGCCGCGAGGCTCGTGTCTTCGTTCAGTCTTGCCCAGCAGTTGCGCGGGTCTTCGGTTCGGTTCTCTCTCCAGTACGCCTTGCGCTCCTGGAGCCATGCCATCAGCTTCTTCTCGTCAATCATCTTCGTCTTCCTCCTCATCCAGCGGATGCTTCGGGAGCGGACCCCATGCATAAATGTCATGCATCTTTAAAAGCACATCCTGTGCAGCGCACCATCCGCATTTCTTCGATTCGCCATTGTCATCGAGGAAAATCTCAAACGCGCCGATCTCAAAACTCCCGTCCGTCATCGCCAGGAGAACGTCCTCGCTCTTGTAGATCGTCCGCCCCACTCCCGTAAACACTACCGAAAGAGTCGGGATTTCTTCCCGACTATTCCACTGCGGCCACCGGCTGATCATCTCATGCTTTAAGTCTGTTTTCTTCATCTATTTCTTCCTTTCCGCAGGAGCTTCTTCTCGAGCTCCGCATCTTCTTCCTCGGTGTAGGTTCTCTGCTGGAAGGCGAAGAAGGTCCCCGTCTGGGTCTGTGCCTTCTCTTCCTTCAGCTCGAAGAGCCCCTTCCAGCTGTTCATGGTGCTCTGGTTCAGGATCGCCACCTGCTTCGCCGGATCGCTCGCGAGCTTCTTCAGCTTATCGATCGCCAGGGCCTTCGCCCTGTCAGTCATCGGTGCCTTGATCTTCACCCGCATCTGTTCGTAGTCCCGGAACGCTTCCCGGACAGCCGGATCGAGTTCGGCAGCGGGATCCTCCCGAGGCGCCTGCGCCTTTTTTTCTTTCTCTATCTCTGGTTTTATATCTATCTCTATCTCTGGTGCTTTTTTCTCGGAGATTTCTCCGACGTTTCTCCGAGATTTCTTCTCGGCTGCGATCTGCCGCTCATATTCTCGCTTCCGGTCTGCCTCGTTGGAGGCCTGCCCGATGAAGTTCTGGATGTTGAGCATATAGATCGCCCCATTGTCCAGCACCTCGATCAGCCCCAGTTCCTGGAAGACCTTCAGGGCCTTCTCGACCGTGCCCACCTGGTGCCCCGTCACGCTCGCGATCATCTGCGGGCTATATGGGATCACGTTGTTGAGCATCAGCCGCCCATCCGTCTTCAGGCTCGCCAGATACATCTTCAGGAGAATGTTTGAGTAGAGATAGCCGTCCGGCAGCCCCTCCATGATCTTCATGGCCTCATCGTCGAAGAAATTCTCCTTCAGTCGCATATAATAATATTTGTGCGATTCTGCCATCTTCTCCCATCCTTTCTCAGATCTCCCGGATCCCGATCCCGTGGACGAACCTCATCAGCTTTCTTTTGATCGAGAAGACCCGATAGGCTCCGCCTTCTTTGTAGCCCTTCACGTCCTCCACGACCTTCTCGCCGTCTTCCTCATAGGTGAAATCAGCGACGTAGTCCAGCTCCTTCTCCAGAACCTTCCCGGGCTTTCGTCCTCCCTTCGGCCCGATCTCCTCCGGGCCTCTCTGGGTAGGGATCAGCACGAACTTGACCTGTCGCCTCAGGTTCTTGATCTTCCCGGCCTTCTCCAGGATCTTGAGCTCCTGCCAGCGTCTCGCTTCCTTCTTGCTGTCGAAGGTCACGCCGTCCACGGTCACCTTGCTCGCGCCGTATTTGTTACCCCGGCGAGATGCACCTCCCGCCGGGTAGTAGTTCCATCTTGTCAACCGTCAGCGCCTCCCATCAGACAAAGGGAAGGTCTGCATCCAGGCCGTCCGGGATCTTCATGAAGGCGTCCTCCGGGGTCTCTGCTGCCGGTCTCTTCGTTGCCGTCTCCGTTCTGGCCGGAGCGGGTGCGCTCCCCTGGGCGTTCTTGCTCTCTCCGAAGCTGAAGTTGCTCACGTTGATCTTCGTCACGACTCTCTTCACTCCGTTCCGGTCGGTGAACTCGTCATTCTTCAAGGACCCGAAGATGGTCAGTTTCGTCCCTTTTGCAATCGTCAGCTTGTGCATCCGCTCCGCGACGCGCCCGAAGGCTGCGCAGCTGAAGAAGTCGCTCGTCAGCTCGTCGCAGAAACGGAAGTTGTAGACCTCCAGGCCCTCCTGCGTCGTTCTGGTCTCCGGGTCGCTCGCGACTCTCCCGGTCATCGCTAAAATGTTCATGCTCTGCTCTCCTCTCTCCACTTTTCCATGGCCGCCACGATCTCCTCGCCCTTCCAGCGCTTCAGCGCCTCCAGGACTGCCTCCGTGATCAGCTCCTTTAAATCCTCCGGCTCCTTCTTCTCTTCCTCGGCCTTCGGTGCCTCCTCGATCTTTGCGAAGTCCTCCGCCTTGATCTTGTAGGTGCGCTCCAGACTCTTCACCGCGTTCTGGGCCATCCGCCCCGACCTGATGCAGTCCCGGACGTAGTCACCCGAGAATCCCATCTCCAGGGCCGCTTCCTTCGCGCTCACGCCTGCCACCTCCAGGAGCCGCTGCAGCTTCTCTCCGTCGATCTGTGTCATCTTTGTTCTGCTCATCTCTTCCACCTCCTCAACCGAAGAGCGCGGCTTCAGGATCCACCGCTTCCTCTTTCTTCACGGGCTCCGGCTTCTTCTCCTCGACCACCGCGGCCTCCGGCTCCGTCTCGACCACCGGCGTCTCGTCCAGGACGATCTCCTGCGCCTGCGGGACTTCCTCCTGGGCGTAGAGGCCCGCCGAGTCCTCGGGGAAGGCTTCCCGCAGGGCCTGCGTCAATGCCACCTTGCGGATCATCGTGGCGGGCTTGCTCGCCCACTGGCCATTCACTTCTCCGTTCCCTTTTCTTCCGATGTATTCGTTCAGCGGGACGGAAGCATAGAACGGAACCTTGTAGCCCTTGAGCCAGACCTTTGCCCAGCCTCCCACGAGCTTCTCGTCCTCGGGAAGGTAGAACGTCCCCTCTCTCTCCTCCAGGCCGAGGTTGGCATTATCCTGGACGATGATCCCAGCCTGCAGGCCGTCAAACTCCGGGCGTCTCTTCGCTCTCTTGAGAAAGACGTCCTTGCCGACCACCATGGTCGCCGGGGCCCGGTCGCCGTACTTGATCAGGTACGCCTCCCGAAGGAAGGGGTTCAAATGCTGGTACCTGCAGAGGCTCAGGAACATTCCGACCTCCTCATTCGTCACTGCTCCGCCTCCGCTGACCAGGTAGCGCCGGATCGCGTCCGCACTCAACTTCACCTGCTCGCCGTTTGCCATGTAGGTCACTTCTGCCTTCTTCTGCTCCTGCTTGGGAGCGATGCTGTTCTTCACTGCCATTTTTCTTTCTCCTTTTCTTGTCTATTTCAGATCCGTTCGAAGCGGATCTCGTTCTCATCAAAAAATCTTCTCAGGGCTCTCGCCTGCTCCAGGTTGACCAGGACCCGGAAGCTGATCCAGGAACCGCTCGGGGCCTCGGGCTTCTTCTCCGGCTCCGGCGCTGCCACCGGCTCGATCTCCACGTCCGGGAGGCCGGTCTTCTCGGCTGCCCTGGCCCGCTGTTCCTCGTGCCATCTCGCAATCTTCTCCGCCGTCTCCTTCGCTCTCTGCTGCTCCGCCAGTGCGTCCCGAAGGTCGAGGCTCTTGGTGTAGGCGTTGATCGCCTCGTCTTTGTACTCCGTCAGCCCTTCGAGGGTCTTCAGGTCGTCCTCGATCTTCCTGACCTTCTCGTCGATCTCTTTCTTGATGCTCGCCATGCTGACCGAAGCATTGAGCCATTTCTCCGAAAAGAGCCGGTTCGCATCGATCTCATAGGGCAGTTGGAAGAGCGCCAGGATCCCACGGATCTCCTCTTCCTTCTCGCGCTTCTTCTCCTCCTCCGCCCTCTTGATCTGGGCGTCAATGATCGCCACCGGCTTGTCGATGATCCCGATCACCTCGTTGACCTGGGCCTTGAACTCCGTGAACGGTTTCATGTACTCCTTTTCAAGCCGGATCCGCTCATCGTTCAGCGCCTTCGCCAGCTTCCGAAGATTCGCCCGGTCTGCCTTCGCTTCCTTGATCGTCTCGTCCGTGTAGACGATGGTCTCGTAGGTCTGCACACGCTCCGCGATCTCCGCCTTCAGCTCCTCATAGTTCCACTCGATCCGCTCCGGGATCGTTACCTTCGCCACGTTGAACTCCATTTTTCTCTCCTTCAGTTCAGTCTCTTTCCGACCTTCCAGCGCTTCTGAAAGGCTTCATCGTTGTCAACCAGGAACTCGACCGCGAACGCCTCCGCCGTCGATCCTTCGCACCTCGGGCAGGCGTATCGGATGAGGATCTCGTCCCCTCTTCCCTTCTTTCGTGTCGAGACCTCCATCTCCGCCCCGCAGGTCGGGCATGGTCTCATGACTATCTTTCCCATGTCAAATTCTCCTCTCATGATGCAGTCCTCCAGGACCGTGACCATCTCCATCGTTCAGATCTCCGGGAGGATCAGCGCGGGCTCTCTGTCAGCCTTCAGATCTTCCCAAAATGCAGCTCCGGCATCCAGCAGGGCCCGGATGTCGTCCTCGACTTCTTCCCGCTCGATCCTGTACTCTTTCATCACCTGGAAGACGTCGTCCTCTCCGTAGCCATACCGCTGCAGCGCCTTCAGGATCGCGAAGTCCGCCTCCGTGACGGCCATGTACCAGAGGATCTGGCAGAAATAGTTGTCCGGGATCATCCCGTCCCACTTCTTCTTTGTCGCCGCCGCCGTGACGTTCACGGTCTTAATCTCCAGGACGCCCATCCGGCCTTTCAGATCTGTGAGCCATCCGTCGAGGCTTGCGTGGGCGAAAGGGTAGCGGTCATTCGTCCAGATGTTCTCCGGCTCGTACTCAACGAAAAGCGTCGGATGATCCAGCTCGAAGATCCCCCGGATGTACTCCTCGGCCTGCCTGCCGTACTCCACTGCAGCGCTGTCCCCGAGATCCGCTCTCTTCTTCAGCCCCTTCTTGATCCTCCAGAGGTCGACGTTCGTCATCCAGGGGTTCAGCCCCAGGAGGGCCGCCGCCTCGCTCCCGCCGATCCTGTCCCGATGCTCCAGCCAGTCACGCCGGTCTGCAAACGTCCTTCTGTGTACCGCCATCGCCTTCCCTCCTCTCTGCCATCTCGCGGATCAGATCGAAGATCTCCGGGTGGTCCTCTGCCGTGATCGTCACGCGCCGGAGGTCGCCCTCTCTTCCGTCCGCCAGAATGTTAGTGATCTTCATCCCTCCGCCTCGTCTCGCTCAAAGAGGAAGTCGAGGGTCAGATTCTCCGCATTGATGGCTTTTCTCAGGGCGATCATCTCGCTCAGTTTGAAATCTCGTTTTCCGTTCAGCTTCTCGCTCAGTGTGACGGGTCCCATGCCTGCCTCCTTCGCGACCTCCTGGCGCTTCTTCCCTTCGCGCGCGATTTCTGCAAGTAAATTTTTGTACATTCAAGTACCTCCTTTCGTATTGTTTCACGTGAAACACGAACCGTCGCGCCCCACGCCCTACTTTTTATTATACTACTATTGTGCGTTTTTGCAATAGGCAAATACTAGTTTTCGTATTTTCATATAGAATTTTTTGTTTTCGTCTTTTCAAAATGCAAATATCCGTGTTATGATGGAAACACACGAAAGGAGGTCAAAAAATGCCTATTGAAGAAAGATTGCGCAGACTCATCATGTCCCGCTTCCCTACGGTGAAGGATTTCGCAGCTGAGGCAGAAATCCCCTACACCACGCTCCTCTCGGTGTTCAAGCGTGGGATCGACAACACCGGGATCACGAACATTCAAAAGCTATGCAAAACTCTAGGGATCACGATGGAGGGCCTCTGCGAAGGCCGCATAGAATACACCCGCCCGGAGCAAAGCAAAGAGACCACCTTCCGGGCCCACCAGAATGCCCTCTTTCTCGCGCTCCTGGATGGGGGCGTTGACCTGGACGGGATGAAGATCACCCAGGAGGAAGCCCTCCTGGTCGATGACTGCCTGACGGCCACCGTGGAGATCCTCCGGCGCCGTCGTGAACGTGAGGCCCGGTCATGATTGCGCTCTATTCTCGGGTTTCCACCCAGGAGCAAGCGGCAGAAGGCTACTCGATAGGCGAGCAGCAGGAGCGCCTCGCAGCCTTCGCTCTCTCCTTCGGGTGGAAGGATTTCCGGCACTACACAGATCCCGGCTTCTCTGGTGCATCTCTGGACCGGCCAGCGATGCAGGAGATGATCAGGGACGTGAAGGCCGGGAAGGTCTCCCGGGTGATCGTCTACAAGCTCGACCGCCTCTCTCGCTCCCAGAAGGACACCCTCTTTCTGATCGAGGACGTCTTCCTGGCTCACGGGTGCGAGTTCGTCTCGATGTCGGAGTCCTTCAGCACCGAGACCCCCGTGGGAAGGGCCACCATCGGCCTGCTCGCTGTCTTCGCGCAGCTGGAGCGGGAGACCATCAAAGAGCGGCTCACCGTGGGAAGGATCGCCAGGGCAAAAGCAGGCCTTCCTCATGTCGGAGCAGAAAAACCATGCGGCTATGCGTACCAGGACGGGCACCTCTCCGTCATCGAGGACGAGGCCGCCCAGGTGCGGGAGATCTATCGTCTCTATCTATCCGGTCTCTCCCTCCGGGAGATCGCGATCAGCATGACCGACCGGGGCCATCTCTTTCGCGGCGGGCCCTGGAACCAGAAGCACGTCAAGGCCGTTCTCGGGAATGTTCTTTACACGGGGAAGGTGCACTTCGCCGGGGAGGTCTATCCCGGCCAGCATGAAGCCATCATTGACCAGGAGACCTTCGACCGCGTCCAGGATCTCATGGCCACCCGCCGCCGGGCCCTCCGCGAAAAAGGGGAGCGCACCCACTCGGGGAAGAGCCTCCTGACCGGTCTCGTGTATTGCGCAAAGTGCGGATGTCGCTTGACGCCCTCCGTGACCTTCAAGAGGGGCCGCCGCTATGAATACTTAAAATGCCCCGCCCGCCGGGACTCCATGGTCGCCCGGAAGATCGGCCACCGGTGCGATGCGAAGGCCGTCCGGTCCGAGAAACTCGAAGAGGCTGTCCTCTCCCAGATCAAACTCCTGCAGGCGGATCCCGCTGCCATGATCCCGAAAAGAAAAGAAGAGCCGGACGAACGTCCTGGCCTCCGTGCCCAGGTTGCTCGCCTCGACTCTCAGATCTCCCGCCTCCTGGATCTCTACGCGGACGGATCCTTCTCCCTGGATGTTCTGACCGAGAAGACGGAAGCCCTCCGGGCCGCTCGTGCCTCATGCCAGGCGGAGCTCGATGCCGCCGAGAAGAAGGCAGCCTCCTCCGGCGCTGACCGTGCCCAGGAAGCCCTCCGGTCCTTCCCGGAAGCCATCGAAGCCATGGACGCGCCGCGTCTGAAGATGATCATCCGCGACCTGATCGACCGGATCGAATATGCGGACGATGATCTGCGGATTTTCTGGAAAATCAAATAAAAAAAGAGCACCCTTCTCGGTGCTCTTTCTTTGTTTCGCGATTAAGTACCATCTTTAAAGATTGAGTGTCGAATCACGAAACCGGTCAAAATTCGCCGCGATGAACAGCAACATCCACGCCCCGCCGCCGATCATCATCTTGACGCCTCGCTCCAGATCCGCCGCCAGCGGTGACTCCGTGAGGCAGGCCCCTGCGAAGATGCAGATCGCCGCGATGATCGTGATCATCACAAGGATGAAATCTTTTCCGGTTCTGATCATGTCTCTGTCTCCCTTCTTTTATCGTTCTTCGAGGAGGTCTTCCATCCTCACGCCCAGCGCGTCCGCGAGGGCCTTCACGGTCTCCGCTGCCGCCTTGTTTATGTCTTTGAATCCCTGCTCATAGTGCTGCAGGACTCTCACGTTCACACCCGAGGCCTCCGCGAGCTGTCTCTGGGAGAGCCCGCGGGCCTTTCTGATCTCCTGGATCTTCATCTCGCTCCACCTCCTCAGGCCGTGAAGGTCTCGCCGAACTTGTCCTGGTGTCTGCGGATGTACTCCGCCAGGAACTCCTCGTCCGTGCACGGTGCGAGGTCTGCGTGGATCTCTTCCCGGATCTCGTCGTCCATCAGCTCCACCGCTGCATCGAAGAGGCCCTCGCCGATCATCTCGGCTGCCTGATCGTCTGCCCAGTCGGGCTCTTCCCATGTGATCCGGTGATTCTGTCCGTCCATGGTCTTCATCGCCTGCTCCAGCTCGTCCTTGGTCTTCCACGCCTCGCGCTCGCTCTCGACTTCTCCGTTCTCGTCATACTCGCGCTCGATCACTGCGAAAAGCCCGCCCGCGTTTCTGTAGGTGACCTCGATGGTCCCGGTCTCCGTGTTGATGATGCTGCCCTTCTTGATGATGTCCTTCTTCATTTTTCTTTCCTCCTTGGTTTGTTCTCTGGGCTTGTGCCCTTTCCTTATCTTCATCTTTATTATATATCTTTGGGTGTAGATTGTCAACAAAAAATTGCAAAAAAGTCGAACTTTTTCACACAAAAAGAGCCCCTCCGAAGAGGAGCCCTTTCGCTCTGATCACAGGACGGATCCGACCTTGACCGCCCTCATCTTGCTGTTGCCCGAGATCGTCTTGCTCGCCCCGCTGGCCTGGTAGGCTTCCAGGGTGACCTCCGTCGAGCTGCTGGCCTCGATGATCTGGGAGCTGTTGAATCCTCCGCCACCGATGCCGGTGCCCCTGGCTGCAGCATAGGAGACCGCCGAGCTGTTGGAGTTGAATCTCATGGCCGCCATCTGGGTGAAGGCCTCGGTATACTCCAGATGGCCGGTCAGCACCCAGACGCCCTTCGGGAGCGTGATCGTTCGGATGACCGTCCACGTTCCTGTCTGGACTGTCGAGGTTCGGCTGGAGTCGTCGATGGTCGTTCCGTTCGTCTCCACCACCCCGATCCGGCTGTCCTGGCTCGATATGGCTTCCGCGTTCGTGACGGCCTTGCTGTCCGCGTCCATGGCCTTCGCACCGATCGCAGAGATGGCCGCCTCCGTCGGGACGATTTCCGCCTCAAAGAGATCCTCTTCGCCCTCCGGGATCTCCGGCGCCTCCCAGGTCAGGGAGTACGTGAACCGGGGCTCAATGGTGTAGCCCTTCTCGTCGTTGCACTCCAGAACCTCCACGAGCATCGCGTCCGCCAGGATGTCGAAGCGGTTCCGCATCTGCACCACGTCGCCCAGCTCGTAGTCCTCGCGGTAGGTGTAGACCGTATCCGGGACGGCTGTCCCCGTGAAGATGAGCCGCTCGCCCTTCTTCGTCAGCTCCTCTGCTCCCTTGGATGCCATCCAGGAGGAGTAGATCAGATCGCTCCATTCGCAGTCCGTGTCATCGTTCGGGGAGCCGCTGCTCATGATGGTGCAGACTTCTCCATAAACGCTGCAGTATTCTTTCTGATCCGTCCCGATGAAGAAGTTCGCGCTCGCATAATGCTGTTTGATCCATGCCTTCTGATTGCCATCGAACACCTGGATGGTCTGCCTCGTCCAGGCGACTGCCTTCCAGGGCGTCGTCAGCTCGCGCCGGATGTCGGTGATCATCGGGTAGGCCGTGCGGACGTCCTCCCACTTGCAGGCCTTCGTCAGGCCGGAAGCGTTGACGAAGATCTCACTCCGCTCGAAGCCCGCAGCGTACCCGGTGACGGATCTCGCCCTGGCGGCTCCCTCTCCGGCTCCTCCGACCAGGGCGACGTTCGCCCGCCCGCTCTGGTCTCGGGTGTAGGACGTTTCTGCGAGCGTCTTGAACTTCTCCGAGAAGATGATCTTGCCGCTCTTGTCGTGCGTCCGCAGAAGCTGAAAACTCAGGCCCGTGTCCGTCCTGGTCATCGAGTACCCGAAGCCATAATTCAGGGCGAAGGTGCGGATCGTCTCGCCAAGGTTTTTGTAGCTGATCTGCTGGTCGATGGTGTTGGTGATCCCGGAGGTCGCCCCGAGGGTGAGCCCCTTGGCCTCCCTGGCTGGCCGGAGGCCCGTGTCGATCAGGTTGTCCGTGACCAGCTTTCGGATCTGCGTCTCGAGGTTGCCCTTCAGGATCTCCCGCTCCCAGATGATCCGCTGGTCGAGGACTTTCGCCGCATCGGACCCGGAAATGATGAGGGTGTCGCCCTTCTCCCGATTCGTCTGGATCTCGACCTTGTCGATCTTGCAGATCATCGAGTCATTCGTCCGCGCCAGGAAGCGTCCTGTCGTGAACTTCGCCACCGCTGCCGCTGTCGCCGGAAGGCAGAGCTCACAGGAGCCCGCCTGCTGGAAGTATCGGTCCCAGATCAGGGAAGTGTAGTCCTGGACGAGGTCGATCCGTTCGAAGGCTCCGGTGCTGGTCTGCTCCATGAGCCAGAGGTTGCCCATTTTGTTTGCCATGGATCACACCCCCGCTCTGTACAGCTGCAGTCTCATCCGAGGGTTCTGGCTCGTCCCGGTGAAGCCGAGAACCTGGAAGCTATACGTCTCGCCTGGCTCCAGCTCCGGCCAGGTGAAATTCCACGGAAGAGACCCCAGGGTGCTCACGCCGTCGACCGTCACGTTGTCCTCGAGGGATAAGTTGTGGCGCACCTCGAGCCACTGCCCGGCCTTCAGCGGCGCGTTGACCACGATATTCCTGTAAATCGCCCCTTTGTGCATGAATCTGAACGTCACGCTGTCCACGTCTTCCGTCGCTTCAAAGTGCAGCTCGTAGCCGGCCCGGACGCTCTCGGAGTTGGTGAAGTCCACCCCGGCCTGGATCCGTGGCGTCAACTTCGCGGAGAAAAACGGCCTCGGGCAGATGATGGAGACCTGGACGGTCTGCCCCTGATCGAAGGGACTGTTCTCGACCGTGTCCACGTATCCCCAGATCACGAGCTCCTGGCTGCTTTCGTTCGGGATGACCTTCACCCCGATATAGTTGCCGCTCGTGAAATAAAAATACAATTTCTGTCTGGTCGCCTCCGCGTCCGTGCCGGTGAGGCTGATCGTGAGGACGATGTTCCTCGTGTTCGTCGTGCCGGACTGGAAGCGGCTGCCATTGTGTCCCGTGATCCTCTGCCAATTCAGCCGGGCCGGAGGAGGGTTGAGGCCCTCCACCCGGATCAGCTGAAACTTCGAGGGTTCACTGTCGAGCCATAATCCGGCTTCTGCCCAGGTTCCTGTCTGATCCTTCAAAACTGCGACTCTAATCATTTTTTAGTTCCTCCCTTCCGTCAGCGCCAGGAGGTTCTTCGTCTGTCTGTAGATCTCCAGACGGCTCGGTGCCTCCGGGGCGTTGATGATCTGCGTGTAAGATACATTTTTCGAGGTCATGGACGTCGTGGATCCTCCCACGCTCGACTCCCTCCGAAGGGCTCCGAGCATATCAGCCGCCACCCGCGAGATCCACTGCTTATTTTTCTCCAGAGGGACGACCGCCTCGGCGCCGGATCCTTCCAGGAGGCCGACCTGGCCACGCTTCAGAACGCCACCGGTCGCCAGTCTCGGCAGGCTCACCGTGCTGACCTTCGAGACCCGGACGCCTGGGATCATATTGATGAGGTTGATCGCGCCGTTGATCAGCCCGATCGCGTCGTTGATCTTGTCCTCGATCAGCCCGATGACGGAGTTGATGCCCCTCTTCACGGTCCCGCCGATGGCGTCGGAGATGTTGGAGCCGAGGTCTTCAAACTTCTTTTTGACCTTGTCCCAGAGACCATCCCAGAAGTCGCCCCAGCCGTCAAATTTCTCTTTGATCTTCTTCCAGGCGTCTCCGGCCCCGGACTTGACCGTCTCCCAGCCGTCCTTGAACTTGCCCTTGATCTTGTCCCAGGCTTCGCTGGCTCCGCTCTTCAGGGTTTCCCACCCCTCGGAGAATTTGCCCTTCACGTTGTCCCAGGCTTCTCCGGCTTTCTGTTTGATTCCATCCCATCCGCCTTCAAAAAGGTCTTTGATGGGGCCAACCACGTAGGTGTCGAACCATGCCTTGACGACCTCCCAGACGGCTTTGATCTTCTCCCAGGCTTCGCTCGCCTTCTCGGTGATCTTGCCCCAGATCTGGCCCCAGGCCTCCCGGAACTCCTCGGAGTTATTCCATAGGACGATGATGGCGGCCACCAGTCCGGCGATGAGGGCAATCACGACTCCGATCGGGCTCGCCGCCTGGACTGCGTTCAGGACTGCCTGCGCGGCAGCGGCTCCCTTCTGGACGATGGTCAGCGCCATCCAGCCCTCCTTCATCACCTTGATCGCCGTAGCAAATGCCAGATAGACGCCGGTCGCTGTCGCCAGGCCGACGATGACGCCTTCGGCGATCTTCGCATACTTGCCGATATTGCTGAGGCCATCGACAAACTTCCCGGCAAAGTCCACGACCTTCGGGAAGACGTTCTCACTCAGGTTGTTCAGGAGTCCCTCGATGGCCGGGCCGTTCTCCTGGAGGAACTTGTCCACGATGTCCGCGCCTGCCAGCTTCAGCTCCTGGAGCTTCAGTTTCAGCTTGTCCGGCGCGTCCAGCGTGTTCTCGAAGGTCTCGTCAACGCTTCCACCGAAGTCCTGCACGGTCGCGCTCAGCTCATCAAACGAGAGGCGTCCGTCCCGGATCGCCGAAGCAATCGCCGGGCCTGCCTTCGTTCCGAAGAGCTCACTGGCTGCCTGGGCCGCCTCGGTGTCGGTCGCCGCTCCTTGCATCTTTTTCTGCAGCTCTGCCATCGCCTCGCTCATGGGTTTCCCCTGCTTGGTCGCGTTCGCCAGGGCTTTCTTCAGTCCGCCCAGGACCGCCGACGTGTCGACGCCATTCTTCTCCAGCTGGGAGAGGAAGCCGATGGACTCGTTGATCCCGAAGCCCAGCTCCTGCATCGCCGTCCCGTTGCTCACGAGGGAAGAGGCCAGGGCGTCCACGCTCACGCCGGTGTCCTGCCCGGCTTTGTTCAGGATGTCCAAGACGTCCGCCGCGCTGTCGGTCTCGACGCCGAAGGCTGCCATGGCTGCCTGGACGCTGTCGATGGTTCCCTTCAGATCCGTCCCGTTC